AAACAGTCAGGGGAACGGTGCCGCAGGGCACCGATTGCGGGCGGCACGGTGTGCGTGGTGCATGGCGGGAGTGCCCCAGCCGCGAAGATGGCGGCACAGCGGCGGTTAATCGGGATGATTGACCCGGCGATGAATGCCCTGCTGCGTGCGGTGGAGGAATGCGATGAGTGGCCGACGAAGGTGCGGGCGGCGATTGCGGTACTTGACCGGGCGGGCTTCGGCCCCACAGCGTCACTGCGAGTGGATGACCAGGCGAACGATTACACCAATTTAAGCAGTGCGGAATTGAAGGATCGGGCCATGGCGATTGTGAAGCGGGCGGCGGCAAGTGAAGCCAGGGAATTGGAAGAAACGGAACAGATGCATTAGGGCGATGGAAAAAGAGTTACTCCTGGCAGAAGGGTTGAATGCCGCGTTTCTGGGGATTGGATTGCGTGAGGGCCAGCCTGAAGTGGCGGTGTATTCGATCCAGCGGGCGTTAGCGGTGTATCTCACGCATGGCATGACGGAATCGGAAGCACGGGAACACCTGGATCGGGTGCATGTGAGTAATGATGTGGGAGAACTCACCCCGGTGTGGGTGGATGAAACCACGGTGGAACAGTTAGTTATTCCCCAGACGGTACATTAAAAAGGGGGCCGTGAAGCCCCCTGGTGTTTTATTTCAAGCCCGCGATGATTGCCCGATGTGCTGCACTCTCCCCACCCACATCAAGCCCAGCCGCAAGTAGTAAGGTGTGTACCTTGCGGCGGCGGGCATAGCTTGCGTCCCGAAGGTCATGCCGGTATTCATAATCCCAAAAATACGCCATTCCCATATAGTCATCAGTCCCGATAAAAGTTCTATCGAGATTTAATAAGGCAGTGTTGGCGTTCAGGGTTAGCACATCCGTATTTAAGTGAGCAGCCATTGTCTTGTCTCCCACTGTGTTTATTAGTTTAATATCGTGATTAAAATTTTTTTCTTGCCGATTCTTTCTTGCCAAAAGCCCTTGGGAATAGGTTTGTTCCACCCATTTTTTCTTGCCTGACTTACGCTGCTGAAAATCCCCGCTTCGGCCATGACATGGGCCATGATCCAAGTCTCTTGGATTGGGGTGTTCTCTATATCGTCCATCCAGAATGCTTCAATGTCTTTATCTGAACGGCCTGGGCTGACAAAATTAACTGCGTTCAACATCATGTAAGTAATACTACAGACTCCAGAGAAAGAAAGCAAGGTTTATTTTCAATTATTTTTAGATAAATAAAAAACCCCAATGATTCTGGGGTTTATTGAGCAAAAAAAAGGGGGCCGTGAAGCCCCCTGGGTATTTAGCTATTCTTGTCTTTATTAATATTTTCACGGAAATTTGTTTTGTAGGGTTTGGGAAGGCTTTGCTTACAGGGATTGTGTAGAACGGTACGCTTACGAATGTATCCACCTAAATCTTCAGTGTATATTGTGTAGCCTTTTTTTCTTTCGACATGGATAACGTTAAAGCTGTTTGCCATCTTTTTGTCTCCGGTTGTTGTTGCGTTCAACATCATGTAAGTAATACTACAGACTCCAGAGAAAGAAAGCAAGGTTTATTTTCAATTATTTTTAGATAAATAAAAAACCCCAATGTTTCTGGGGTTTATTGAGCAAAAAAAAGGGGGCCGTGAAGCCCCCTGGTGTAGATTACGCAAATGTTAAATTATTCTTCTTTGGAATAAACATCTAAAGTGTCCAGATATTCAAGGTTTTCTGAGCCGCCCCACCACTTCCATTCTATGGTAGAACTCCCGCGCTCATCATCAATGATTTGTGTAAACACGCGGATAATATTTTGGTGATCAGATGAGCAATCTTTTTGCCACACTTTCACCCTGCGCTGTACTTCGGCAAGTGATCCTTGCCACATCTGCGTAGTGATCGGTGATCCCGCTGACGTAATAGCGGTAACATTGATTAAAGGGTAACGCTTCAGGGTATTAAATTTTGGCATCTTTTTGTCTCCGGTTGTTGTTGCGTTCAACATCATGTAAACCATTATAGAGACTTCTGAGAAGAAAGCAAGGTTTATTTCTAATTATTTTTAGATAAATAAAAAACCCCAATGTTTCTGGGGTTTATTGGGCAAAAAATATTAGGGGTAATATGGGATATTTGTGCCTGGAGTAGTTGTTATATACTTACCCCCACAGTTTTTAGTTGCTAGAAATAAAAAAATATCCTACAGTGGGGGAGCGTTATTTATGTCATTAAAGCCCGTGATCGATAGTTTGGATCAAGTCTCTGAAGATTTGCGTCAGCACTACGTTGGTGAGGGTGATAAATTTATTTTACAAATGGACGGTGATCCTCAAGGCTTTGTGCCCCGCGAAACTCATGCAGAACAAGTGAACAAAGTAGCAGAGTTCCGAGATAACAATGTGAAACTTAAAGCGGAGATAGAAGCCCAGCAGGAAGCCGTCAAACAACTTGATAACTATAGGGATCTTGACCCCACGGCGGCACGGGAAGCGTTAGCACAAGTGGCGGAACTCTCGAAAAAGGGAGTACGAAAAGCCAGTGATGTAGATGAACAGGTAAAGAATGCTTTACTTCAATTTAAAACCTCGGAATTAGAACCCTTGCGGCAATTACTGACCGAAGAAAAAACAGCCCGCCAGGAAGCGGATCAAAAAGTGTCCGCTGCGGCGATGAAGAACGAAGTGTTAAACCAATTTAAAGCGGCTGGGGGTCAAGATGCGGCAGTTGATTTTGTAGTCAGCCGTGCCAATGATGTATTTAAAATGGATGGCAATCAACTGGTAGCCCGCGAAGGGATCTATAGTGTAGATAACCCTGGTGAGCCGATGGGGTTAGGGGAATGGATGACCAAGCAAACCAAAGAAATTGCGTTTGCCTTTGGGAGTAGTAACGGCGGGGGTGCCCACAATCGGGAAGGGCATCCGGTTGGCACCATCCCGGCGGGAGTGCGGCAATTACGGAACCCGACGCCCCACCAACTGGGGGAACACGCCAAGGATATCCGTGAGGGGAAAGTAATGATCGTGAACGAGTAACACACAAGCCAGCAGAGTTGGAATCACGGGGTGGGGCCATCATCTGAACAGCTACGCGGGGCGTAGCGTGTGCAGCTTCGGGGAAGCTGACTGAATCACTTATTAAGTTAGCTTAGGAGTTGTACTGATATGGCTGGAACACTAGTCACAACCAATATTGTTCAGACGGCTGTAGCTATGGGCCTGGATGCCCTGCGGCAACAAGTCGTATTACCTCGGATCGTTAATCGTTCGTACGAAGATCGGATTGGCCCCGCTGCGCGGCAAGGATCAACGGTCAACGTTGCGGTGCCGTCTGCGATTACCACCCGCAGCGTCACGGCTGATGTGGTGCCCCCGGCTGTGACAGCGGTGACGCCCACCAGCGTAGCGATCACACTCGACCAGTGGAAAGAAGCCCCCTTTGCCATGTCTGATCAAGCGATCAGCCAGGTGCAGCGTGGCATCATTCCTATGCAGATGTCTGAAGCGGTCAAGAGTTTGGCAAACACCGTGGATGATTATCTGTGGTCATTGATTGATACCACGGCTGGCGTGTATGGGTACACGGGCACCGCTGGCACCACACCGTTTGCGTCAAATGTTTCACAATATCTTGACGCACGGGCGATTGCCAACAATCAACTGATGCCGATGGATAATCGTCACGTCATCCTTGATGCCGATGCGGAAGCTAATGCGCTGCAACTTACAGCATTTTTGGATGCCTCCGCTTCGGGCAGTAAGGAAACCGTGGTGGAAGGTGAAATTGGGTACAAGTTAGGTGCCCGGTGGGTGATGTCTCAAAACGTCGCAACACATACCGAAACCAATAGCCCCACAGGATGGTTGGTGAATGATGCGAGTGTGGCAGTTGGGGATACAACCCTGACCGTGGACACCGGATCAGGTGCGCCGGTTGAAGGTGATATTTTTAGTGTTGCAGGTAGCACACAGACGTACCAAGTGTCATCAGCGACTTCAACCGTGATCACCATGACTCCGGCGATCCAGTATGCCTATGCTGACAATGCGGCCCTGACGTTTAAGGGATCGTATGTGGAAAACATTCTTCTTCATCGGGATCTTATCGGTTTTGCGATGGCTCCGCTGATGGAAACAGAGCAGTTTTCTGGTGGCAGTATGTCAGCGACCGCTGTTGATGAAGATTCTGGGTTGGCTCTCCGATTAGAGATAACCAGACAGTACAAGCAGTACCAATGGAGTTTCGATGCTCTGTATGGTGGTGCGGTTATTCGGCCAGAACTTGGCGTCATCATCGCGGGTTAATTGGAACAGATCGCCTGTCAGGTGTACCCCTGTCTCAGCGGGGTACACCTGTACGGGGAGAAAGCGGGTGAGGTATGGCGATTGTTCAAACCATGACAGTAACACTTAAGGATGGATCAAACGCGGTGATCAATGCGTCAGATTTTGATCCAGCGGTATACACGCGGCCTTCTGC